AACAAGCCAGTGGAACTTATTCGACAGATATTCACGGAAATATCACAGCCTTAAATGCAGTAAGCGGGATAAATGGGGGTGACGAAACGCTGACAAGCATAAAGACAAAACTCGGAGCTGCGAGCTCAAGCAATTCGGGGTATTTGACCAATACTGATTTTTCAAACTTTAGTGGGAAGCAACCTGCAGGAACTTATGCAACCGGAACCGGAACGGCAACCGGAACAAATACCGGAGACAATGCAGTAAATTCCTTATATTCTGGGTTAGTTTCCAACGCTACTCATACTGGCGACGTTACAGGTTCATCGGTTCTAACTCTTGCAACTGTAAATTCAAATGTGGGGACTTATAATAATATTACGATTGACGCTAAGGGGAGAGCGATAGCTGGGAGTAATGTAAGTTATCAACCTATGATTACAGGACTTAATACTTCATCTATAGCTAAATGGGGCGGAAGTTCTTTTGCAAATAGTATGCTTTCAGACGATGGGGTAAATTTTAAAATTTACCCGATGACATCTGGAATGCCAGCTATTCAAATCTGTGAATCTCCTACAGGAGCATACGGGTATAATTTATACGTAATTGGTCTTGGAAATGCTTCTCTACCACCTAATGCCTTTAATATAGCATCTATTGTTTCCGGCACTACTACTGCAACTTCAAATCCTATTAATTTTATTACAGGTAACTCAAGCGGGAGGACTGTAAAAATGTCTATATTACCAAGTGGCAATGTATCAATAGGGTCTACGACTGATGATGCTGTAAATAAATTACAGATTACTGGCAGTGTGAAATCTAGCTCTACAATAACCGCATCAGGATATAAAATACCAGGCAAAACATCTGCTGATTATGTATTAGGAGATGGTTCTACGACAACAGTATCTGGGGCAGTATATAAAGGGCAAATTAACGGGAGTACTGGAAGTAGTCTAGCTGACGGAACGGGAACAGCTGGATGGTATTATGCTTGTAGTACGGCTGGAACACATAATTACGGGTCTGGAAGTATAACATTAGCTATAGGTGACCAAATTTACTATAACGGCACTATTTGGCTTAAAATACCTGGGGCTGGTTCTTATACTTTGCCATTTGCAAGTTCTAGTGTATTAGGTGGGGTTATACAAGGTTCTGGTACTAGCATAGATGCCGGAGGGGCTATAAGCATACCAAACGACCATGTAGCTGCTTCTATCGGAACTGCTAACGGATTAGCGCTGTCTGGTCAAGCTATAAGTTTAGAACTTGCATCAACGTCTACAACTGGAGCGGTTAGTTCTACTGATTGGAATAATTTCAATGGGAAGCAATCCGCATTAGGATTTACCCCTTATAATTCGACAAACCCGTCAAATTACATTCCATTAACTGCTTTAAGTTCATCGGCTACAGGTCTAACCTATACCAATACAACAGGTGTATTTAGCCTTGCAAGCGGATACTCCATCCCCTCTACAACTAGCCAAACAAATTGGTCAACTGCTTATTCATGGGGAAACCATGCTGGATTGTATAAACCAATAGATTACGTACCAAGCTATATAGAAAGCGACGTTCCTACAGAACAAATTCTAGACTTAAATTTGCTCCAATCTGCAGCAAAATTAAAATATGTTAGAATAGCGGCTAGTTCTCAGAATATATTTCCGACTTCTAATAACGCTAACGCAGTAATAACATTAGATATGCATACGGGAGAAAGTATCTATAAACAACAGCTAGGTTTTTCGAGCAACGGAAATCTATACCAACGAATAAATAATAATTTATGGAATACAGTTTGGACAAGCGGAAATTTTATACCTAACGATTACTCACTGACAACTCATATACATGGTAATATAACTAATAGCGGTTTAATTGGATCTACTGCTTCTTTACCACTAATAACTGGAACTGGAGGTATTATACAAGTAGGGGCGTTCGGGACTACGTCTGGAACTTTTTGCCAAGGTAATGATTCAAGACTATCAGACTCAAGAACTGCAAACGGGGGTACTTCTGTATCATTCTCAGGATCTTTATCTGGCGATGTAACTGGAACGCAAGGAGCAACAGTTGTAGGGAAAATTAATGGTACTTCGATGGCTGCATTAGCTACTGGTATATTAAAAAATACTACTACTACAGGAAAGCCATCTATTGCTATTGCCGGAACTGACTATGTGATACCATCTGGAAATGTTGCTACTGCAACAAATGTTGCTTACTCAGGATTGACTGGTACAGTTCCAACTTGGAACCAAAATACAACTGGCAGCTCTGCAACTCTTACAACTGCCCGCACTATTTGGGGTCAAAGCTTCAATGGAAGCGGAAATGTTAGCGGTGCAATTACTGGAGCTACAACTGGAACATTTAGTGGTAAAGTAACTGTAACCGATGTAACCGATGCAACTATTGACCCATCTATAAATGGCTCTATTATAACTTCAGGCGGAATTGCAGCCGCTAAAAAAATACAAGCCGGAGGTGAGATATTTTCGAAAGGTGATATTGTTGCTGATGGTGATATGTACGCTGGAGGTTCAGTGCAGGCAGCATCATTTTCCACTTATAGTGGTACATCTTCTCAATTAATGGTAGCAGATGGAAGCGTGGTAGATGTAAGTTCAATTGGAGGTGGTGTAAACCAAACACAAACCACCGTCAACGCCTCAGTTAGTGGAAATATGGTATGCTCGATGCCTTTCCAAACTGGTAGTTACAAAAAAGTTATGATAATGCTAAATAGTATGAATGGAGATGCGACTTATACATTTCCTGTGCCATTTACTCGAGCGACACATGGTCAGTTTTCTCAGACAATATCAGGACTTGGATTTTCATACACAAATACAACTTCATCCATAACAATCACTTCAGCATCGAATGCGAATAATACCGGCTGTATTATTTTGGAGGGCTATTAATTGAAAAAAACTAGAATATGAAAAAGAAAAAATCCGAATTTGGGAAAATAACATTCGTTGAATTTCTAGATGCTATCTACTACTTTATAGGTGCTGTCATTACAGCAGTACTTGGATATTGGCAACTTGGCCGAATGCCTACGGATACAGAGTTTATAATCTTAGCTGCAACGGCAGCATTTCCTCCGGTCCGTTCAATTTTCAAGAAGCTGATCAGAAATTCTGATGGTGAGAAATTCAAAAAAGAAAGTAAATAATATATTAACTAGACTATGAATGATTTACTTCGGTTATTGATAAAAACGTTCGAAAATGTGGGTGTAAAGATACTTGCAGCTTTCTCGAGCGTAGGAGGTTGGCTCATTAGCCTAACCATATTTATCAGCACGTATTTTGGTGAAGCTCGGACAAACATGGGCTATATAATTTTAGCTGCAATATGCTTTGATTTGGGTTGGGGTATTGCTTCCTCCATGAAGCGAAAACAATTCGTTTTGAGTCAATGTATAACAAAGTCGGCAATGAAAATAGCTATTTATCTAAGTATTTTCACCATGATTTGTCTGAGTGAAAAAGGGCTTAATGAGGATTGGTATATTTCCTCCAGGGTGGGTTGCGCTATTCTATGTGCTGCCGAATTGTGGTCGGTATGTGGTCATATTTTAATCTTATCTCCCAATACGCCCGTCGTTCGACTCCTTTCAAAATACCTTCAGGGTGAGATATCCCGAAAACTGGGAATTGAAGAATCGAAAATTGAGGAAATAATGAATAATAAGGAGGAACCGAAATGAAAGAATTACTACCAATTGTTTGGAGCGCTGCTGCGAGCTTCAAGATTGAATCAAGAGCAGTAATGGCATTTATCTCTGCCGAAACAGGCGGAAAGGGTTTCGACGATGTAACCGGTAAGATAATTATCCAGTTTGAACCTAGCTGGTACCGAAAGCGTGCGCCTTATGCACCGTCAGGAAAATGGTCGCTGAATAAGGTTGAAGTTCAGAGCAAAGAATGGTTGGCCTTTAATGACGCATTCAGCAAAAACAAAACGGCAGCCATGGAAGCGACAAGTATTGGTATCGGCCAGATTATGGGTTTCCACTGGAAACGCCTGGGCTACGAATCGGTTCATGCAATGTGGGATGACGCCAAAAAAGGCATTGATCGCCAAATATGGCAAATATGCAAGTTTATCGACACTGATAAAGAGTTGAAAGCTGATCTAATCGCTCATAACTGGTACGGAGTTTCTTGTCGTTATAATGGATTTGATTTTGTAAGAATGGCGGCTATATGGAAGCGAGAAAGATATGATATTACACTAGAAAAAGCTTACTTAAAATACAAATAATATGAAAAATATACTCAAAAAATCACTGATTTCATTTTTTACACTGTGGGGTTCGATAATGATCCTATTGTTTGTAATCGTTTTTACAAGTTGCTCCACGACCAAAAAAGTGGAGAAAATGAAAAGCGATATCGCTTTGAACTCCGAGCTGGAGTCGAAAAAAAAGACTGACGAAACGAATAATATAAAAACAGTTGCTTCAGGCGAAACAGCGTCTTCCAAAAATACGGAAAGTACTGAAAATAAGTCGAAAGTAACAGAAACAAAAACAACGAAATTTGATACAAATCAACCCGTTGTTCCTGGTACCGGTAAACCGCCGGTGGCCGAAGAAACCGTAAAGACAGAAACGGAGGTTTCTAATAAAGACACTAAAGTTTTAGAAGCGCTAACGACTAAGTATAATTTACAGGTTCAGGAAAATAAACGGCTCAAGCAGACTAATGATAGCCTTTTGAGTGTAAAGTCTAAGGAAAGTTTCAAATCTGAGAATAAAGAAACTACAACCTTCCCCATATGGAAATTGGCATCCGTAGTTCTTGGTGTGATACTGTTTATTTTCGTTTTAGATAAGTTTGGAATTTGGCCGAAATTGTTTGTTTTTATCCTGAAAATATTTAAGGTTAAGTCATAGTTTTTGTTTTTAATAGTTATATATTGACGTTAAGTTGATAGAGTTGCCATCGTTGTGAAACGGGAGCAACTCTTTTTTTTTGTCTTTTTTCGAGCGTTGGCTTATGGTTTCATTTGCATAACTAATCATAGAGTTATGAATCAAAACGAAACATCAACCAGTACCGTACTGCTCAATGGAGAGCAGGCAAAGCAAGAACTGACCGCCCTTGAGCAAAAGGCAAATAATCTGAAATGGCGATTAATTGAGGCGAATGAAGCGGGAGACGGCAAGGCTTTTACAAAATTATCGAAAGAACTGAAGGAAACTCAAAAAGAGATGAAACAGTTGGCTAAAGATAGTTTCGACCTTAAAAAAGTATTGGATAACCTTTCGGGTTCTTCAATGAAGGATTTAGCAAAAGCCAAAAAAGAACTTGATAAGCAACTCGGTAGCCCTACTATTGTTCGGAATTCGAAAGAATGGAAAGAGCTTAGTGGACAATTGAAGGCTGTAAAATCCGAAATGGCTAATCTCAATAATGAGAATAAAGCAGGTGAAAGTGGACTTTCGCGCATGGCAAATGGATTTAATAAGTATTTTGCCGTAATTACTGCTGGATTAGCAGCTGTTACAGGGCTCACTATGGGCTTGAAAAAATTCATGGATATGCGTAACGAGTTGGAAGACTCGAAAGCAAATCTACAAGCATTAACCGGACTTGGAGATGAAGATGTACAATGGTTGACTGAGCAGGCTAAATTGCTTTCTACTGAAATGTCGAAGTCAGGTGTTAGAATTCGTGCCAGTTCAAAAGAGATAGTTGATGCCTTCACTATCGTCGGGTCAGCTAAGCCGGAATTATTGAAAGATCGTGATGGATTGAAAGAGGTTACTGAGGCAGCATTAGTTCTTGCTACAGCTAGTAAAATGGATGTTGTAGACGCAGCTAAGGCAATCACAATCGCAATGAATATGTATGGAGCTTCAGCAAAAGAAGCTGCAAAATACACTAATATACTCGGAGCTGGGGCAAAGGAAGGTGCCGCTGAAGTTACTAGTCAAACTGAATCTATTCTTAAAGCTGGTGTTGCAGCTTCACAAGCAAATATTCCTATCGAACAGTTAGTAGGATCCATTCAAGCATTGGCAGAGAAAGGGATTAAAGATGAAATTGCCGGTACCGGATTGAAAACTTTCTTTATTAAGCTACAATCAGGAGCAAATGAAACAAATCCGGCTATTGTAGGACTTCAAACAGCCCTCGAAAATCTTGCAAAAAAACATATGTCTTCATCTGAAATCCAAAAGCGTTTTGGACTTGAAACATATACTGTAGCAGCTGCTATGATTGATAGTGCCAAAAAGGTAGACTTTTATACAAAAGCAGTTACCGGAACTAATATAGCATGGGAACAAGCTGCAATAAATAGCAAAACAGCAGCTGCTAAATTAGCTCAAGTAAAAAATGAGTTCAATGAAGCTGGTATGGAACTCGTTCAAAGTTTTAATCCTGCAATTTTAAAAGCCGGAAACTTAACAGTATTATTCTTGCATGGAATCATTGCACTACCTAAATGGCTAAAAGAGAATTCCGGATTATTACTCACGCTTGCTGTTACAATGGGCGCATATGCCATTGCTGTGAATAGAGCATGGATTGCCAGTACCGCCCAAATGGCATTAGAAAAGGCAAAACTATTATGGACTACAGCAACAACGGCAGCTACATTACTTCAGGTAGCAGTTACCGGCTATCTTACAGGTGCAACTAGAGCTGCAAATTTGGCTACTAAATCATTTTTTGCTACACTTGGACTAAATCCATTTATAGCTTTAGGAGTTGCGATTGCTGCAATTACAATAGGCTTATATAAATGGGCTACAGCTAATAAAGAAATTTCACAATCAGCGCAATCACAACTTGATATACAAAAGAAAGCGGCAGCAGAATATGATAAGCAAGCGGCTAATATAGATGTATTAGTAGCCAAGATACACAATGAAAATCTTGCAAATGCAGATAGAAAAAAGGCAATTAATGATTTGAAAGCGATAATACCTGGATATAATGGCATGCTTAACGATGAAGGAAAACTCATTAATGACAATAAAGCAGCTATTGATCAATATTTAATAAGTTTGGAAAAGCAAATTAAACTGAAAGCTGCTCAAGATGAACTGGAGCAACTGTATAGAAAAAAACGTGATCAAGAAAAAACGCTAGTAACAGCCAAGTCAGAGAGTGATAGGATAGATAAAGAGACAAAAAATGCAGATACGCGTTATGGCGGTGGAGCGGCCATTGCAGAAGTTGGACGGTCAACACGTAAAGCACTTGATGAAGCAAATACAGCACTTAATTCTACAATTAGTGCTATAAAAATAGTGAATGCTGAAATAAAAAACAGTAGTGGAATTGTATCTTCATCTGTATCTCCAACTAAAACTCCATCGATTGAAAGTGGGGACACAGAAAAGGAGAAAGACAAGAGATATAAGAAAGAATTGGCTTTGAAAGATGCGGCATTCAAAGATGAAGAGCTTTTGAATAAAAAGTACCGCGCTAACGAATCGATAAGTGAAAGTGTATTCTGGACGTGGATGTACAATGCAAAAATGGATTTTCTTAAGGAAAAACTAAAACTTGATAAAAAATACGGAAAAGATACTACCGACACTGAAACAGAAATAGCCGATCTACTTATCTCGGAAAATGAACGGTGGAATAAAGAGGTAAAAAAAGAGGCCGATCAACTAGAGAAAGACACTAAAAAGGCAAACAAAGACGCTGAAAAAGAAACTCGCGATCACCTAAAACGTATCGAAGAGATTCGTAGTGAGTTTGGGCTTAAAAATCTAAAACTTACTTATAACCAGGAGCTAAAATTGCTCAAGGAAAAGCTCAAGGCTGAAAAAGCAACTGAGAAGGAGACAGCAAAGGCAATTAGCGACATGAAGCGAAAGTATGCCGAGGAATACTTTGACCAAGCTGCTGAAGGTGGACAGAGATTATCAACGGCTCTCAACAATTTTGTTGAGTCGGAGCAAATGGCTGTTGATAATAAATATGCCGGGCAAATAAAAGCGGCAAAGAAAGCCGGAAAAGATACTACGGCACTGGAAGAACAAGCGGCTGAAGAAAAGAAAGATATAACGAAGAAGTATGCAGCTCTCAACTTTGCCATTACTGTAGGTAGTATCATTGCAGAAACTGGAGCAGCAATTATGAAGGCAGCCCCTAACATTCCTCTACAAATTGCTGAAGGTATTCTCGGAGCTTCACAACTTGCTATTGCCGTAGAACAACAGAAATCTATCGCTAATTTATGGACCGGTGGTTTTACGGATCCGGGAGGAAAATTTGAACCCCGTGGAATTGTTCATGCCGGTGAATTTGTCGGGAACCAAGATTCTACTTATCATACACCTATCAGGAAAGTATATAATCTTGTGGACTATGCCCAAAGAACCAATACAGTAGCTAAAATAACGAATGAAGATATCGCCCGAGCTGTAGGAAT